TGTTGATGAGATGCACTTGCAGTTTACACCTAAGAAGCTGGAATTATTTGCTCGTTATCCGTTTGTTATAGGTTTCTCAGCGACACCGGTAGCACCTAATAAGCAAAGTTTAGGATTATTTTACGATGCGATTGTTGAGACAGTAACCTTAAAACAGCTCACAAAAGATAACTATTTATCACCATTGAAATATTACGCCCGTCCTGATATTGATTTAAGTGGATTAAAACTCGGTAAGGATGGTGACTGGCGAGAGTCACAGCTCGGTGATGTGATGGACAAGCCTAAGCTGATCGGTGACATATTTGATAACTGGAAAAGACTTGCAGAAAACAAAAGTACCGTGATATTTGCCAGTTCTCAGTCTCATGCTAGGCATATCTGTGATGAATTTAACAGTCATGGTTATTCAGCCGAATATGTTGATTGCAATACACCAGACGAACAACGGCAGGAAATGTTTGACAGAGTTCGTGCTGGTAAAACTAGGGTTATTGTGAATGTTGGCATCGTTTCAGTCGGGATCGACATACCTAATTTGGAATGTGTGGTTTTAGCCCGTCCTACACGCAAGATAGCGATGTATTTACAGTGCTTGGGAAGAGTTACACGAATCTGCAAGGGTAAGACTCACGGTATTGTTATAGATCACGCTGGCATTATAGAAAGACTTGGATTTGCAACCGATGATTTTGAATGGTCACTCGATGGCAAAGAGTCAGTCGAGGATCGGAATAAAAAGACAAAAGAAGAAAAGAAAGAGCCAAAAGACATTATATGTGGTGACTGTGGAACGGTCTTCAGATCAAGACGTTCATGCCCAAACTGTGGCTATGAGTCTATTCCACAAGGCATGCCAGTACCGATACATCAGGCAGACTTAAAAGAAGTCGTCAAGATTAAATCTGTTGATAAAAAGACGTTTTATGCCGAGCTTCTAGGGTATGCAAAACAGAACGGTAAAAGCAGTAAGTTTGCCCTGGCTATTTTCAGAAAGAAGTTTAACGAATGGCCACACGGAAAGAACAGCGCACAACCGTTACCGCCTAGCCAAGAGACGATTGGTTATATCAAGCATAGTCATATTGCTTTTGCTAAGAGGGCAGCAGCGTGAGAGTTGATATCAAGCAAGAATGTGCAGGTCGCTGGAGTGGTGTTTTAACTAATTTGGGAATCGATGCAAGGTTATTTAATGGCAAGCATCAGCCCTGCTTATTTTGTGGCGGTAAAGACAGAGCCAGATGGGATAGAGCCAAAGAGTTTTATTTTTGCCAGCAATGTGGACACAAACAACCGATTGACATGGCTATTGAACACACCGGACTGTCATTTAAAGAAACAACTAACTTAATCAGGCCAACTGTTATGACTACACCGCTCCAGATCGTTAAGCCTGCCGATACACAACAAGCAGAGGCAAGAATACGTAGGATTCATGCAGGGTTAAAACATATCACGCCTGACACAGCCAATTTTTTGTATCTTGCAAAACGAGGTATATCAGTTTTACCCGATGCTGATTGCTACGAACATCCTAGTTTAGATTACTGGGAGGATGGCGTTAAAACCGGCACGTATCCAGCAATGGTATCGGTGTTTAGAACGCCAACAGGAGAAGTGGCAACCTATCACATCACTTACCTTACAAATGACGGTGAGAAAGCACCGGTAAAGATAGCAAGAAAGATTCTGCCGGTTATGCGCCCAATGGCAGGGGGAGCTATTAGGTTATTTGAAGCCGAGGAAGTGTTGGCGATTACCGAAGGCATCGAAACCGCGTTATCAGTAAGACAGGATCAAGGTATTCATTGTTGGGCAGCAGGATCAGCACAAGCAATGGTCAATATCGTGATTCCTGAGAGCGTAAAAGTCGTATGGATTTATGCCGATGCAGATGAGAGTTTTACTGGCCAGAAAGCCGCTTATGAATTAGCAAATCGGTTAAAGGTAAAAGAGGGAAAAACCGTTCGAGTCGTTACTTTAGTAAATCAAGAAACCGTTGAGGATTATGGGCGTAAATGCGACTACAACGATTACGTTATCATGAAAGCCGCTTCCTGACTGAAAATGCACGAGTTTACAGAGATGATAGAAAGCACATTCGGCATACAAGCTAAAGCCATGAAACATAAAGACACGATAATCATGCGTGAAGGTAAGTTTCAACAAAAACGCAATATGACTGTACCTAAATCGAGTGTTAGCTGGTGAAAGTAACATTCGTCATTGATGAGCGTGGTGCTTTTCATGCACAGAAAACCATAGGTGATTTACCAACTGATGGAAGCATGATGGTTACGATTCAGAAAGTAACACGAACACTGGCTCATAACGCGGTGCAATGGCCTATTTTAAACGCATTTAGCCAACAACTGCTGTGGCCGGTCAATGGTGCTATGTGCAAACTCACAGGCGAAGAGTGGAAAGATATTCTAACAGCCGCTTATCGACAAGAAACAGGACGCATTGCTCAAGGATTAGATGGTGGAATGGTCATGTTAGGACACAAAACAAGGGAGTTTAAAAAAGATGAATGGCCAGATTGGATGGCGTTTTTAGAATCTGTAGCAGCAGATCGAGGTGTCAAAGTGCCTATGTCAAAAAGACAATATGAGTCTATGGGTTATGAGTAAATTATGAGTAAATTATGAGTAAATTACGAGATAGCGCTAGAGGGCAAAACTGCTTAGTTAGATTGCCTGGCATATGTAATTTTAATCCGGAAACAGTGGTATTGGCTCATTTAGGTGGAGGCGGTATGGCATTGAAGAAACATGACATACAAGGTGCATTTTGCTGTAGCAGTTGCCATGACGAGATAGATAGAAGGACACGGCTATTTGACAAGGATTATGCAGAATTGGCTCACAGGCAGGGTGTGGAAAGAACGCAGAACTATTGGATAGAGCATGGCTTACTCAAAGTATAAGAATTGCAAGACGCTCATCAACGGGCATGAGTTTGCCAGTAAAGCAGAAGCCAAGCGTTATGTAGAGTTACATGTATTAAGAAATGCTGGAGTTATATCTGAACTAAAACTGCAATCTAAATATGAACTGATACCCAAGCAAAGGCGATCAGATGGAACGATGGAGCGAGCCTGTCATTACTTGGCTGACTTTGAATACATAGAAAATGGAAACTTGATAGTTGAAGATGTTAAGGGCGGTAAATCAACACCCGAATTTATTATTAAACGAAAACTAATGCTTGATAAGTACGGCATCACAGTAAGAGAGATTAGAAAATGATTGATTGGTTTGTTCTACCGTTCTACGCAACAGTTTTATTTATGATTTATGTAATTTACTCAACTTGGTGGGGATGCTGATGTTACCGGAAAAAAAAGAAAAAGAAGCTGTAGCCTGGACAACGGAATCAGAGATTGAATACATCAATCAAATAGGAACATTTAGACCTGATGACTGTGATCGAATTACTTTCTTAAAAGGATACTTAGCTTCTATACCTAACCGAGTTAGATGGGCAGGTATTGATCGGATAAAAGTAACCAAGCACGCAAAAATATTACTTTCTGAAAACTTAGCAAGGGCAGCGCAATGATCTATTGGGGTTTTCTAAAATTAAAAGATTGGACAATACCCCCTTGGGTAATGACTGATGAAAATGGATTTGAGTTTACCTGGATATTTATTATTGCAGGATATATTAGAGCAGGTGAAATAGATGGAGGAAGTTGAGTGGGACGTAGAGCTACTATACAAATGGGCAAAAATGAATAACAAGTCAGTAAGCGAACAACAGGAAGATGAATATATGGCTAGGGTAAGAGTGCTAGTTATCGATCAAAAGAAAAGCAATATGGAAGCAAGGCGTATGGCATTTGAGGAGATCATATGACTATAGAAGCAACGCTGGAAGAAAGAGGCAGTCGTTATGGTGCATTTACCGAACATGCGCGTATAACTCAAAATATCAAACGCGCTATGGTTGATAGTCCTAACTGGAATACTCTTAAAGACGATCAGAAAGAGTGCTTAGAAATGGTAGCGCATAAGGTAGGAAGAATATTGAATGGAGATCCTGATTATCATGACTCATGGCACGATGTTAATGGGTATGTAAAGTTAGTTGCTGATCTATTAATACCTGAGAAGTTATTGTTATGACCTGTTGGCCAATGCTTAAATTTCCACCGGTCAATCTATTCAGCGCACCTGTTAGATCTGCACATTGCAAACACACACACTGGGCGACTTATGTGAGTTGGAAAAAACGTACCTGTGTAGATTGTGGATTGGAAAAACCACTTTATGAACTTGAAATTCAACACCAACGATGAGGTAAGGAATGGATATGCAGCTACTAGCAGGAGTGATTGCGCTTGCAATTTTTGTGATAGGTGTTACCGGCTGCATAGTTAAATATGCACTGAAGGTATTTGATGACATATGGAAAGATGATGATAGCGAGTATTTCTAATGGCACTTAAAACGACTAATAAGAATAGAAAGAAAGTGGCTAAGTTTAGAGCAGACGAAAGCTCATATAAAACAGAAAATATTGCAAAAACACAAGATATGGTATAATAGAGCCAAAATTACTACTACATATAGTGTTTTATGGATAAATTGATTGAGCAATTAAAGCGTCACGAAGGTTTCCGAAGTCGTATGTATTTATGTACCGCTGGCAAGGAAACCATCGGATACGGTTATAACCTGAAAGCTAACCCTCTGCACTTAAGTAGCTTAGAGATCAGCAATGCTTATAAGAATGGTATTAATGAAGTCGAAGCAGAAAGAATACTAAAGCTCATGATATCTAAATGCATAGATCAGTTAGAAGAAGCCATACCTTTCATCAATAAACTCGATACAGTTCGTCAAGACATATTAATCAACATGTGCTTCAACATGGGGTTAGTTGGATTACTGAAATTCAAGAAAACATTACAGCTTATTGAAGCTGGAGACTATGCAAAGGCCTCAGTCGAAATGTTAGCAAGCAAATGGTCAAAAGATGTCGGCAACAGAGCGCTGGAGTTATCAACACAAATGAAGTCTGGGGTTTATGC